GGTAGACCTAACGAGTTCTTTTTTCAACATAGATTATTTGATGAAGAACCATTATCTAATTTTTTTGATTTTTTCGACCAACACTTATTTCAAAAATTAAATTACAAGACTTTATACAGAGCAAAGGTAAACTTAACCACATTTACACCAGAACCAGTTATTAGTGAGTGGCATATAGATGATGTAAACAACGACCACAAGGTTGCAATCTATTATGTAAATGATAATAATGGTTATACTGAAATATTTGATGGTGAGAAAAATTATAAAATAGCTTCAAAGAGAAATAGAATGGTAACCTTTGATGGTAAATATGAACACCGAGCAGTTGGTCATACAGATACGAAAGTGAGAGTGGTAATTAATATAAACTATGAATGATAATAGGAATTTTATATGATATTAGTTGATTTAAACCAAGTTTTAATTTCAAACCTTATGGCACAAACAAGAGGTGAGGTTTCTGCTGACGTAGATATGATACGTCATATGGTGATGAACTCACTAAGAAACTATAATAAAATGTTTAAAAAGGAATACGGTAAAATGGTACTGTGTTCAGACGCAGCTGATCCTTGGCGAAGAGAAATATTCCCTCTATACAAATATAGTCGTAGAAAAGGTAGAGATGAAGACCAAAGAGATTGGACAGAAATATTTAACATCTTACATAACATAAAACAAGAATTAAAAGATAACTTTCCTTATGTGGTCTTAACATTAGATAATACTGAGGCAGACGATATAATTGCTGTTTTATGTAAAGAAGCTAAAGAAAAGGTTATGATTATATCTGGCGACAAAGACTTTATACAATTACAAAAATATACACATGTTAAACAATATGCACCTATACAAAAGAAAATGATAGGTGAAGACATTGATCCTGTGGTATTTTTAAGAGAACAAATTATCAAAGGTGATAGATCAGATGGTATACCAAATATACTAAGTGAAGATGATATATTTACAACTGATAAAAAACAGGCACCAATAACTAAGAAAAGATTATTAGAGTGGTCAAATATTGACAATATACCACTTGGTTCAGAAACTAATAAGTATTATGAACGTAATAAGACATTGATTGATTTGGATGAGATTCCAGATCGTATATATAATAATATACTTAATGAGTATAAATCTTATAAAGTGAATGACAGGTCGCAACTGTTAACATACTTTATAGAAAATAAACTAAAAGTGATGATTGAAAATATATCAGACTTTTGAACATAGCTATGGAGATATAAAAATGGCAGAAAGAAACCCTAACTTAATAGACCCAAAAGCAATGACACGTGTACAATCAACAAGAGGTACATCAAAGCCATTGATTTCGGAAGTCTTAACAAAGGTTAATAACGCCAAAGATAAACCTAAAAAGATCAAAGTATTACAAGACAATGATACACCTGGTCTAAGAGTGGTTTTGAAAGGTGCATTTGATCCTAAACTCGAATGGACTATACCAGAGGGAACTCCACCATTTATGGCAAATGAGGCCCCTATTGGTACGGAACATTCTCTTTTGGAAAATGAAAGTAAAAAGTTATGGCATTTTATTAAAGGTGCAGATAACAAAACTACTAAAGTCCAAAAGGAAAATATGTTTATTCAAATACTAGAAGCTTTACATAAAGACGAAGCACAAGTATTAATAGACACCAAAGATAAGAAACTTAACAAAGTTTACAAAGGTTTAAGCGAATCGGTAGTTAAAGCTGCCTTCAATTGGGACGATAATTTCGTCAAATTAGACGCAAAATAACCATTTAGAGGGGGTGCGACATTCTGTACCCCCTTTAAATCATTGATTTTACATACTTTTTTCTGAAAATTAGCTGTTGACTCTAGTAGAATAATGTGTTATCCTAAATAGTAATTAACAAAGAAAGGTATATTATATTATGAAAAAGTTTATTGGGTTTGTTATTGTTTTAAATGCATTACTATGGTTTGGTTTATCAAATATAGCAAGTGCAAACGACAAGTTAGAAACAACTATAGGTTCTATAATACAATCTAAATTAAACGGTTTGAACGTTGATGAAGCTGCCATTATGGAAGCTGAATTAGAATTTATTGCTCACAAGTTTGCAATAGAAAGTATCAACATCCTTCAACATTACTTGCCGTCTATTTTAGATGGTATTTCAGCTGATCTAAGATTAAAAGCTGATAAAGAATTTAAATGTGCTCTACTAAAAGGCTCACAGATAGAGGACGATTGTGAATAGTTTAACAGAATTTTTTGAAATAGTTTATAATATTTTACGACAAGAGATTGTAATTATTATATTATCAGGTCTTTTTATGAGTATCTGGTTCATTATAGGAGATTTAAAAAATAAGTATGTTAAAAGAAACACGAAAAAGTCAGGTTAAAAAAATACTAAAGCGAGAACTTACGTCTAGTAGAATGTATAGAACCACATATACAGATATTAAAAAGTATTTTAACATGATTAATGAAAGTGTATTCAAAGGCAACTTATCACCTTTTAATGAAATTATTATTAAACAAATTAGAGATAAAAAAAGATACTGCTACGGTCAAGTAGAAATCTTAGAGTGGAAAAGAAAAGGTACAAGGGTGTATAAATTACAAATGCAACCAAAGTATCGTAACAAAAAAGAATTTGTGGACACGTTAGGCCACGAAATGGTGCACCTATATCAAATGGCCAATATAGGTGATACAGGCAACCATAATAAACTGTTTTACAGTTTTAGGCCAAAACTTAACGCTATAGGGTTAGACCTATAATTTATATAATAAGGAGAGTGAAATGTCAAAGCGTAAGTCAAAAGAACTGGACCATTATCTAAAACATATTATAGATAAAGTACCAGAAAAAATAGAAAACTTTATTAACTCAGACGAAAACAAAATTACCTATTATACTGGTAATTGGGCTAAAGATATAGTTAATAATTATACAGAAAAACAAGCTGAAAAGATATTCAAAAAGATGTCTTCTTTTTCAGATAGAGTTTTATTTTTTCAAAAAAGAAATAAGAACATTGAGATAGGTACTTGGTCGGAGTATGGTGAGAACTTACCAGAATCAATCAGTAGCTATGATTATATTTGTGTAAGATCAAAATAATGAAAACAGTTGAAGAACTAATATCATCTGGTTCAATTATAACTCAAAATGGTTTTTTAGATAACTATGCTGAGTTATATGAGAAGTTGGAAAAGTATCACTATGACGAAATATATCAACCGTCTAGTGTATATTATGGTAATAGGTTTCAATCACCACTACCTTGTTGGGAAACAGATTACTTTGTCAATTGTGATCCAGATATGAACGAAAAAATTAAAAGTCAAGTACAAAAATTATTTGCAAAACCAATTATAGATTGGCATTGTAGAATAAGACTTACAATAACAGATGAATTAAAACAATCTGTACATTTAAAACATGGTGATTCAAACTCTATAGGTTCTGTACACTATGACGATTATGATTTTGCAGGTGTTCTACCGTTTGAACAATCATATACTGGTGGCACAGCATTTTACGAGAACAATTGGGATAAAGCACCCGATATAATTTATGGATCGTGGCCTAATAGATTAGTCTTATACAAAGGCAGAAGAAATCATGCAGCTTGCCACGATTTTACTTATGATAAAAGATATATGTTAGTATTATTTTTTAATTTGAAAGGACAATTATAATATGAGAAAAAAAATATACGATATTATAAAGAAACTAATATTATTTACAACTTTAGTTTCAGTAGTATCAGTAGGTTCGTTTATCTACGGTACATTTAACCCTAATAATATGATTAAGGCTGATATTCAAAGAAGTGTTGAAACAAAACATGCTCTTTGGGCAAAAGACTTAGGTCTACATGAACCAGAAATGAAATACAGAAACAATGTGGAGTTTATAAATGCATTGAACAAATGTGTTGATTTTCTAAACTTTCAAACACCACCTGAGTTAAGAGTACCTTACTCTATGTTATCAGCACAAGCTGTATTAGAAAGTGGTTGGGGCACAAGTAGATTTGCAAAAGAAGGCAATAATCTATTTGGTATACGTACATGGAACAAAGATAAGGGTTTGTTACCTATTGGCATGTCACCAGATACGCCGTGGCGTGTAAGATCATTTGATACAAAATGTGGTTCTGTAAAAGAATATATGTCATTGTTAAATTACCACGAGGCATATGTTGACTTTAGAGAACTAAGAACTAAGATGTTAAAAAATGGAGAACCATTGAATGGTAAGAAACTAATTAAAACATTAAAGGCATTTTCTACAACAAAAGACTATTCAGCTAGAGTTATAAACATGATGAATAAAATAGAAGAGGTAACTGTAACTGAGGAGTTTAATCAGATAGATCAGGAAATGGTTATAAAACTAAAAGAGAAACCTCCAATACCACTTAAAAAACCTGACTAAATATAAACATGTTTTTAATTCTATTAACATTTATCTCAGCTATTAGTATATCTGTAATAGCTGCAGGTTATTCAATCATTGGATTGGCTACACTATTTGCTGGTGCATTTGTACCTATCATTGCTATGGGTAGTGCGTTAGAAGTAGGTAAACTTGTAGCCGCCAGTTGGTTGTATAATAACTGGTCAAATCAATTTGTACCAACATCATTACGTACATATTTGTTTTTTGCAGTTATAGTGTTAATCTTTATTACTTCTATGGGTATCTTTGGTTTCTTATCAAAGGCACATTTAGATCAAGTAAAACCTACATCAAGTAATAATATTAAAATAGAACTAATAGATAAACAAATAGCTTCTCAACAAAGTATTATTGATAGATCACAAGACACATTAAATCTTTTAGATGGTGCATTAGAAAAATATGTTGATATGGAGTATGTGACCAGAGGTTTAAAAGAACGTGAAAAACAAAAAGATGAACGAGAAGCATTAAATATTGCAATAACAAATGCAATAAATGAAATTGCCAAATTAACTGAGAACAAAGGTAATTTACAATTAGAACAAGATAAGATAGAGGCAGAGGTTGGTCCTATCAAATACATTGCAGAATTAATCTACGGTGATAAGGCAGAGGATTATTTTGACGAGGCAGTACGTTGGGTTATTATAGTATTGATATTTGTATTTGACCCTTTAGCAGTATTACTATTGATAGCTGCCAATATATCTTTACGTACTAGAAAACATAAAATAGATGTTAAGAAAAATGAAAAGAAAATAGATTACGAAAAAGAGATACAAAAAGAAAAAGATAAGTTAGCAAAGATGAGAAAGAAACAAAAAGAATATACTAAGTTTGCTAAAAAACTAGGTGTAAATCGTATATCTGATCTTAAAAAGGATGAAATTAAATTAAAGGTAAATCAAATTTTAAATATGAACAAGTAGGTTATTATGATTAATGATATTATGATTGTAGGTGGTGGAAGTGCAGGTTGGATGACAGCATGTACCCTTATCAAAAAATTCCCAAATAAAAATATAACATTATTAGAAAGTCCTAACATTGCAACAGTTGGTGTTGGTGAGTCTACTATTGGTGGTATTAAGAACTGGACTAAATTCTTAGGTATAGATGATAAAGAATTTTTATCACATACAGATGGTTCTTATAAGTTATCAATCAAATTTACAGACTTTTATAAAAAGGGCGAGGCATTTCACTATCCTTTTGGCGAACCTAATTTGGACGGCAACTATGCCAGAATGAATGATTGGTGGACAAAGAAGTTTTTTTATCCTAATACTCCTAATTCTGATTATGCAGAATGTATTTACCCTCAAATGGCATTGGTAAATCAAAACAAAATTACTTACAATAAAGATAATAAAATACCATTTGATTTTAATAGACATACAGCTTATCATTTTGACGCCACAAAGTTTGCTTTATGGTTAAGAGATAACTATGCTAAACCACGTGGTGTAAAACATATCTTAACAGATGTAAAATCAGTTGAACATAATGAAGATGGTATAGAAACAATTAACAAACAATATAAAGCAGACTTGTTTATAGATTGTACAGGTTTTAAATCTCTATTATTAGGTAAAGAGATGAAAGAACCTTTTGAAAGTTATAATGATTTATTACCAAATGATAGTGCATGGGCAACTAGAGTACCTTACAAAAATAAAAGTGAGCAACTTGTTTCATATACAAACTGTACAGCTATAGAAAATGGTTGGGTATGGAATATACCGAGTTGGGAAAGAATTGGTACAGGTTATGTTTACTCATCTAAATTTGTAGATGATGGTACAGCATTAAATGAATTAAAGGTGCACCTAAAAAAACAAGGACATGACATATCAAATAGTGAATTTAAAAATATAAAAATGCGAGTTGGTATTACAAAAAGATTATGGGTAAAGAATGTCGCAGCTATAGGTTTATCGGCAGGTTTTATAGAACCATTAGAAAGTAATGGTCTTTATACAGTACATGAATTTTTATGGTATCTATTAAGAGCATTAGAACGTGGCGACCCTAATCAACATGACAAAGATAACTTTACCCACCAATGTAAAGTGGCATACAAAGGGTTTGCTCATTTTGTTGCGTTTCATTATGCATTATCTCAAAGAAAAGATACACCATATTGGAAAGCAAACTTTAATAAAACATGGTCAGATCATATTACAGAATTAAAAGGTGATTTCTTAAATGAGTTTTTATCATTTGCACAAAAAAGAAATATTGATTATCATTGGCCACATGAACAAGGTACAGGATTTCATTCTATAGCTGCAGGTTTTAATTACCCACCAACTGATTTAACCACATTATGTTATTTGAATCAAAAGACTGAAGATGAAATTATGGATGAGTGGATGCCCCATTGGGACCATTTACAGGCTAAAAAGGAAATGTGGTCAAATGCAGTAAAAAATGAACAGAATTTACTTGATTTTTTAAAAGACCAGATTTATACTGAAAAGTCTTTACATGAAGTATTAATGAAAGGCTTTAGAGAAGAACAAAAAGAGAACGAAGAATAAAGCTTGACAAATACTATTGGAAGTGATATCCTATAAATTATGATTACATTACAAGATATAGAAAGAGTGACCTCTACTCAAGCAAAAGTGGAGAGATTAATTAATAATGCAAAATCGGCTTGTCAAAACTCCGTTACTGATTGGGCAAAAAGCTATTGGTTTGGTGTATGGAAGACTTTATGCCATAAATATAATAGACAAGACCTCTACAATAAGGACCTACACTAATGAACGTATTTTACGTAGATAAGAATCCAGTTAAAGCTGCTGAACAAATGATTGACAAACATGTCGTCAAAATGATTTTAGAATCAGCACAATTATTATCAACTTGCCACCGTGTTATGGACGGTACAGAGTATTACGATAAGACGGCAAATGGTAGAAAAATTAAAAGATGGCGACATCCTAATTCTAATTACGAACAAGTCTTATATAAGGCAGGTTGGGTCAAACACCCTAGTACTATATGGTTGTTTGAATCAGCATACAATTATATTTGGTTATATAAACATATGATGGCTTTGAATGAAGAATATAAGAAAAGATATAATCATACAAAAAATCATGTTACAATTGATAAACTAGGTGATATATTAAAACATCCACCAAAGAAAGCTAAATATAATGTCATAGCTACTGATCCAAAACCTGCTATGCCAGAATATTGTAAGATACCTGGTGACGTAGTAGGTAGTTATAGAAAATATTATATAATGGAGAAAAAAAGATTTGCAACATGGAAGGCACCAAGTAAAATGCCTAAATGGTATGCAGAGGGTATCAAAGATGGAAGATGAGAACTGTCCTCTTTGTGGATACGAAATAGAAGATTGTGATTGCCTCTTAAAGTGGCAATAGAAAGGAAACAATGTCAGATATTAATTTAAAAGGTCATATTATACAAGGTTTAAAAGATCATGCTAAAGGTCATATTGAAAAGCATAAAATGAATGTAGAAATTCTTATGCAGAGAACAGCTGGTGTTGCTGAACATCCAGATACTTTAGAAACTATTGAAAAAGAACTAAAGATTATTGCTGAGTATGACGACCAATTAGAAATGTTAAACAAATATTTTAAGAAGTAATATGAAATATATTTATAGTGTGGCTAGTATTGCAATATTTTTTGGTGTATTAGCTGTAGTTTTGAATTATATGAAAGGAACATTGTAGTGCCAATTTACACATTTGAAAATACAAAGACCGGTAAGGTCTATGATGATATGATGACTATTTCAGAAATGGAAACGTTTCTAAAAAAGAATAAACATATTAAACAAAAACTAACTACTATAAATATTGTTAGTGGTGTACAAGGCAGTTCATTTAAATCAGATAGTGGTTGGAAAGATAACTTATCACGTATTGCTGAAGCACATCCAAATAGTCCATTAGCTCAACAACATGGTAAGAAAACAATTAAACAAGTTAAAACAGAGCAAGTAATGGCAAAACATAGAAAGAGAAAAAAGTAATGGCAGATATACCAGATTATATGCGAGGGTTTGACCTTGATGATGATTGGGGTATGACGCCTGTATCATCTACACCTGAGGCAAAACCAACGGTAGATCCTAAACTAGTCGAAGGCACAAATTTAGAAATAGCAAAAGTTAAAGAAGATGTTACAGACATTAAATCTATGATGAATGAGATAATGCAAATCGTAGCAGAAAAAGAAACTGTAACCAAAACTGAATCAGATGAGGAAACACAGACAAGATTTAAAGACATAGAGAAGATTGTATTACCATTTTTATATAATCTATCTAAGTCAGATGAACCTTATATACATTGGCCTAACAGAGGTCCAATTATTAAGGCACAAATTGAAAAGATACTTAAACTAACAAGGGGGTAATTATGCAAGTTAAGGCGACACATAAAGAACTAAAAAAAGAAGTAAATCTTTTAGAAGAACGAAGACGAGTTGATAGAGGGTTTATGGGTTGGTATAGGTTGAAAGAAGCGAAGAAGCTTAAATTAAGAGCAAAGGAAAAATTAAATGAAACTAAGTAATAATTTTAGTCTAAAAGAAATGACTACTTCACAAACAGCGACTAGACATGGAATTAATAATAATCCAAATGAAGACCATATGAATAACTTAAAAGCATTATGTGAAAATGTTTTACAAAAAGTTAGAGATCATTTTGGTAAAGTTGTAACGGTATCTAGTGGGTATCGTAGTCCTGAGTTGTGTGTAAAGATTGGCTCAAGTATCAATTCACAGCACGCTAAAGGGGAGGCGGCCGATTTCGAAATATTTGGAGTGAGCAATGCTGAGTTAGTCAAGTGGATTAGTGAGAACTGTGATTTTGACCAAATGATTTTGGAGTTCCACAATTTAGATGAACCTAACAGCGGTTGGGTACATTGTTCTTACAAATCTGAAGACAACAGAAAACAGATTTTAAGAGCATACAGAGATGAGAACAACAAGACTAAGTACGAAGCTTACGACCCTAAGTGAAAGTTGAAGCGAGAGAAAAATCGTACTGATAGTGATTCTCTAGCTAATCACATGTTAGATTATAGGTCTATATGAACTTAATAGTAAATTATGAAAATGCAATCCACCCCGAGTGTGGTAAAACATTTGAAGTTATTAACGATATAATAATCACACCATTTTACACCGAAGAATTTTGTAATGATTTGGTTAAGATGTGTGATTATTATACAAACAAGTTTAGTGAATCTATAACATATACAAAACCTACAGGTAAAACCTCACCTTGGAATACTTTATTCTTTTCTTACATATCACCAATTCTATTTGAAGAATTTGCAAAACATTATAAACAACATCTTTGTCCGTTGATAGAAAAGAACTTTGCAGTAACAGGTATTTCAGGTTGGTTTTCACCTATGATTATAAAGTATTCAGAAAAAGGACAAGATGTAGAATTACATAACGACACCTCAAAAATTACAATGAATGTAAAATTAAATAATGATTTTGAGGGTTGTGATTTAGAGTTTCCAAGACAAAATTGGAATAATAAAGACTTACCGGTAGGGTGGTCTTTCATGTGGCCTAGTCAGGTAACACATCCACACGTAGCAAAACCTTTAATAAGTGGTACTAAGTACTCTCTAGCTTCGTGGACGCACCCTATGTCGTGGGATCCAGATCAAAATGGTGGTAGTATTCTGTACGACCATATATAAGACTTGACAATCTACTCTAATTGTGGTATAATGAAGTATTAAATATAAAGGATTAGAATATGAGTTTTAAATTTGTAGATATAGATAAGAGTAAACTGCCTCAAACAAAAGGCAAAAATATAGACGGTAATAGATTTTATACTATTGACGGTCAAAACTTCCCCTCAGTAACAACAGTTTTAGGTAAACAAAAAGATAAAGCAGATGGTTTACAAAAATGGCGTGATAGTATCGGACATGATGTAGCTAATTGGGAAATGGGTAGAGCTGAAGACGTGGTAGTGCTACACATAAATTAGTAGAAGAATATATCAAAGGTGAAACACCTAGTGAAAGATCAGTATTACCATTAGGATTATTTAAACTAATGAAACCATACTTAGATCAGATTGATAATGTACATTGTTTAGAAACAATTATGTATTCTAAAAAGTTGACAATTGCAGGTCAGGTGGATTGTATTGCAGAATATAATGGTAAATTATCTGTTATTGATTTCAAAACTGCCAACAAAGAAAGACAAGAAAGTTGGATTGAGAACTACTTTATGCAGACTACAGCCTATGCTATTATGTATGAAGAGCTATTTGGAAAAGTCATAGATCAAATCGTTATCCTTATTGCATCCGAAGACGGTACAATGAGATCATTTATAAAAGATAAAAAGGATTACGTAGATAAACTAGGTAAGGCAATAGAAGACTTTTATAAATATTATGAGAAGGAAAACAAGGACAAAGTAAAATAATGCCCATGTTTTTAGAGAGGGCTTATGAAAAAAATAACACTATTATTGTCCGCTTTCATAATAAGTTGTAGCTTTACATTTAAATCTAAAGCAGATACACACGGATTTTTTGAAGGACCATTTGCAGACGGACAATTGTATTTTAGAAACATACCACAAGTTTGTGGACATGTTGCAACAGTACAGGAATATTTAAACTTACACGGCTTTGAAACACATAGTGCAAGTGTAGGTAGATCAAATGCATCCGAAGACGGTGAACCAGTTTATATGGTTGTTATGTACATGACAAGAGATAAAAAACAACTTATACCAGTTGTAGTAGTACCTGGTGTTGCTGAAGCATGTATGGTTTTTAGGTCATTTGATCGTTATGAATTTAACGCTGAAGAATAGATAATAGCTATTCTGGACGTGGGTGCAATTCCCACCACCTCCACCATAAACACATTTTGGTGTGCTTATGGGGGGTGTGTAGGTTCGACAGTTAGTTAAAACTATTTGGAGTTAAATCGTTGACAACGTATAGTCAAACTTATAAATGCAAACAATAACTTTGCTATAGCAGCCTAATACTGCTAAAGGGTTTGGTCCACCTAGTAACAGAACGGACCATTGACAATATTAACGTAATCTGATATATTAATAATATGAATGTTGAATTAATTGACAAAATGGGTAGTGATCTATCCGTTGTAAATGCAGCTAGAGTGTCCTTTGCAAAAAACAAATCCCAATTTGAAGAAAAAGACGAAAAACTAATCAAGTATTTAGCTGAACATGAGCATTGGTCTCCCTTTGCACATGGTCAATTACAATTTAGAATCAAAGCACCTATATTTGTAGCAAGACAACTAGTTAAACATCAAGTAGGTTTAGTTTGGAATGAAGTCAGTAGAAGATATGTAGATAGTGAACCTGAGTTTTATATACCATTTATTTGGCGTAATAAGGCAGAGAATAAAAAACAAGGATCCGGTACAGATGAAATAGAATATGATATTACTGATTATATGAAACAAACAAAGGAGTTATATAACAATATGATTGAAAAGAATATAGCACCTGAAATGGCAAGAATAGTTTTACCTCAAAACATGATGACCGAATGGTATTGGTCAGGAACATTATATGCATTTGCTCGTGTATGTAATTTAAGAGGCAAAGAAGATTCACAACAAGAAACAAGAATGGTCACACAACATATTAGCGGGCATTGTAAAGACCATTTTCCTATTAGTTGGAGGTATTTAAGTGAACAGTAAAGAGTTTTCGTTAGAAATAGAAAAGATTAAGAAAGAGAAGAGAGGCATAACATACATGGATTCTATATTACATTATTGTGAAATAAATGATATTGATCCGTCAACCGTTGGTTCTCTAACATCTAAATCATTAAAAGAAAAAATAAAGATAGAAGCGATGAATTTAAATTTATTAAAACAAAAAGCTGGAGGTAAATTACCTGTATGATACCTCATCTATTAATAGAAAATGCTAAACAGTTGAATACACCGTATGTCATGCCACAGATGTGTAAGGATAATAAACCTTTAGATTGGGCAGACTTGGAGTTAATTATTAATTTATCTCCATTTGTTAATACTGAAAGATTTAAAGCTATTAATATGAATGAACCAATGCATTGGCAAGTAAATGCATGGTCGACAGATGATTCTTCTATACCAGCAACTGAAATGAGAAAATTGCTAAAAGATTATACTTGCTATATAAAAGATTGTAGTAGATTGTCAAAGATGATAAATGAATGTGTTAATGATATAGAAGAAATATGGAAAGCACCTGCTGACGCACATGTATTTTTTAATTTACATGATAACGATAGAAGTTTTGGTGTACACTTTGATAACAACCATAATTTTATTATACAATGTGAAGGAGAAAGTGTGATGAGAGTATGGGACACCGAATTAACACCAGATGACCATAAGTATAGAAATGTTGATTGTGTTGAAGGTAAAAATAGATTAAAAGAAATAGAAGAATCTAAACCTGTAATAGACCATATTATGAAACCTGGTGATCTAGTATATGTACCGGCACATAAGTACCACCAATACATAACTAATCAAAAAAGATTATCACTAAGTATACCAGTAGCAACATATGAAGATTTTAATTTAAGACATGATAGAGATTGGATTAGTTTATAATGTATGAAAAAGTTTAAAGATAACATAGATGATTTTTTTAAGTGGGTTAAAGGTACCGAACTAGTAGAACTAGACGATATAGATGTATCTGAGGATCCTGTAAGACCTGAACTTACACTTGGTTTTAGAATAATGCATGGTCGTAAGATATTTGGTCTAAAATATAATAATAAAATAGAAGCTATAGTTTGTGTTGCGTATTGTCCTGAAGTACCATTTACTGTTAGAGAAATGGATTATATGAGTCAGGCAGCTAACCAAGACGGACAACGTGGTGAAATTGTTATTGCATATACAGTATGGTCACGTAAAAGAGGTGCAGGTAGAGAAATTATAAAAAAACTAGGTGAATGGGTACAAGAAAACAAATTTAAGAGATTAGTTACACTATCTCCTTTAACACCGATGGCAACACATTTTCATATTAGTAATGGTGCAAAGCAGATACATATTAATGATGAAACACAAAACTTTGAGTATAAATTATAATGTATGGAGGATTTGAGGTTTACAAAACATATTTGGCAGTTAAGTTACACTTTACAAGTAAATCATATGACTTTCACAAATATGATGGTAAAATAAATGTTAAATTAGATACTTTTACAAAACGAAATGATAGATACTTTTTTCATAAGTTATCAAAACGGTATAGTTCAGATGATATTGTCTATTTTTTTGTTAGTAATTTTGTGGCAGATAGTAAAAAATGGATAGGAAATTTATTAGAAAATGAAGGTGCTGAAGCTTATACCAAGTGGCGAAAATATAAAGAAAGTGGTACTTATCACTTTCGAAACGATTGTGTATTGGTCAATGATTACCTTGGGACTAATAATATTAGGTTTGATGATGTTTTTCGCTCTGTTAATGGACAACATCCAAGACTTTTACAGTTACTTATTCAAAGGAAAATTCATGTCCAGACCGCCGTTATTTTTAACTCAATCTTATCGTTTGGTAAGGTATGGGATAAGAGTATTAAAGAAAAGATTATTTGGCCTGATCTCTCATTTAAGATTGCCAAATTAAAAAATTTTGTATCAATGAATGATACCGAATGTAAAATGATTATGAAAGATATATTTGTATGAATACAATAAAAGAATTTTGGTTATCGTCTTATCGGTCGGATAAGGTGGCATTTTACTATGAACTTGTGAGTTTCTTTTTTATAGTAGGCGCAAGTTTAACATTAGCTATTACAGCAGTTGATCCAGATATGAGATACATCTATCCAGGTTATTTCATTGGTAGTTTAACATCTGTATATGCACATTATAGAAGAAAGTTAGCATGGCCAACAATGTTAGTAGGTTACTTTTGTTTAGTAAATCTATATGGTTGGCTTGTTGCAATGAGGTGGATATAAAATGAAATATTATAAAATAAGTCCTAAGTGGAAGAAATCAATATTTGAATACCAAACATATGAAAATGAAGACAAAACAATTTCATTTACAACTGAAGAAATGTACCGTTGGGGTCATTGTGTTATAAAAGTTGAAAATTATGAAGAATTATTAGATATTATTGGTGATCCTAATGATGATAGAAACGAATTTGAATTTGACCATACACAAGTTGAAGATATGGAAGTTGATGACCAATGTTCCTTTTATTTTGAAAATCCAAAAGGTATAACTATAGATGAACTAGACGAAAAATATGAGGAAGATTATGATTACATACAAGATAATTATGAAGAACCTTTAGATTTTTACACTAGATATGATGGTACTTTAAATGTAGAAGATGTAACAGAACAATTTGAAAAATGATAGACCCAATAAACGAAAAACTAGATGATAAAATCAAAAAATTAAATTCAAGTAGAGTTTATAAAAAAATTACACCACGATATGATTTATCGTGGTATATAAAATGGACCAGTAGTATATTATTAATTATTGCAATGGTAATGACAACATCTAATATCTTTCCTTACAACTTATATCCTGCAATCTTAGGTATGATAGGTTGGTTAATTGTAGGAATGTTATGGCATGACAGAGCATTAATAGTTTTAAATGCAATTAGTGTAGCTATCTATGCTATTGGTATAATGAATAGTTGGTTTAATGGATGAAAAGAGTATTTTGTATAGGTAATGGTGAAAGTAGAAAAGGTTTTAATTTAGAAACCTTACGACCACATGGTAAGATATATGGTTGTAATGCCATATACAGAGATTTTTTACCTGATAGTTTAATATCAGTTGATAATGGTATTATGCACGAAATATATCATGCTGGTGTTGGTCAAAAAATACCATGTTATTTTCGAAACTGGACAAAATGTCCTGCTTATATGTATGATACGTTATTGTATTCAACAATGAATGAGGAAGATAGAAAAGCTATTAAAGAATATAATTTACATAAAGAGAATGATAAAAACAATGCTACAGAATTTGTAATGAATGGATCATCTTTACATGGAATGGCAAGAATATTAAGAAGTGATAAAACATCATTTTTAAAACAAGTAGATCATACGAGTGTTTTTATATCTTGGATACAAGAGAATGACAAATCAACCAGTTTAACAGAATTATTTGAAAAAGACGAGGGTTGGGCAGCTGGTCCTATGTCAGGAAATGTGGCAGTAAAGGTCGAGTCACCAGATGAGGTTTATCTAATTGGACATGATTTGAGATCAACGACACCAAAGGTAAATAACTTATATAAGGGTACTGAACATTATGTCGCAGCTGACCACCACCCAACACCATCAGCTAATTGGATTAAACAATGGAAAACGTTATTTACACGTAATCCTAACATAAAATTCTATAAAGTCAATAGATTAGGTATAGGCGCCAATGACGGTGTAAACCAGACTATTGAAGAGTGGAAAGGGGTTGATAATTTATCATATGTGGATTATTCCACGCTTGACAATCTAGTCAAATAATGATATATTATAAACAATGCGTAACAATATTATATTTGCAAATGTAGTATTCTTTCTGGCTGAATATAGCTTAAGAGGGCTAAAGGCATGGGCAAGGAGGGTTATGACCGAATGGTTGAAGACACCTTGTTTAGTTTTGAGTAGGGACCAAATCTTTATCAGAAATGGACTCTTCCTGGAAGATTGTGGGTCGGTTCCAACCAATCCCACGAAAGACGCATTACTAACTACTAACTACAAGGAATTTTATGCATGTTAAACCTCACACTTTTAAATTTAGAGAAGGTGACAGCGAAGAAAAAGGCGGATGTACTTTTATAGGTGGCACATGGAAAGATGTAACAACAGATGAACTTTTTAAAGGCAAAAGAATCTTATTGTTCAGTTTACCAGGTGCATTTACACCAACATGTTCTGGCGAAGAACTACCAAGTTATGACAGAGAGTTTATGGACTTTATGAAAAAAGGCATTGATGATGTATATTGTGTATCAGTAAATGACGCCTTTGTAATGAATGCTTGGGCAAGAGATTTAGGAATAAAACATGTGAAGATGATACCAGATGGTTGTGGTACATTTACTAGTAACATGGGAATGCTGGTCGCTAAACCTAAACAAGGTTTTGGCATGAGGTCTTGGAGATATGCAGCTATTGTAAATAATGGCGAAGTAGAAAAGATGTTTGAAGAACCAGGTTTTAATAATTTCTCTGATGATGATGACCCTTATATAGAATCAACACCTGAGAATGTAAAGAATTATTTAAATGAGCTATAAAACTCTTATAAATAATACCGATGGCGCTAATATAGCCAACACAAATACAACGAATATAATTAATATAGGAGAATAATTATGGATTTTGAAACATTAAAATCATCATCAAGTAACTTTGATAAATTAACAAAGGCGCTTGAACAAAACCTCAATCCTGAGGATCAAAACAAATCAAACAAATACCAAGACGATAGATTCTGGAAACCAGAGTTAGATAAAACTGGTAATGGTTATGCCGTTATTAGATTTTTACCAGCTTCTGAGGGAGAAGATATGCCTTGGCAAAGAGTTTGGTCTCATGCCTTCCAAGATAAAGGTGGTTGGTATATTGAGAACTCACTAACAACTATGAATCAAAAAGATCCAGTTAGTGAAGAGAATACTAGATTATGGAATACAGGTGTTGATAGCGATAAAGAGATTGCTAGAAAGCGTAAAAGAAAATTATCTTATTACTCTAACATCTATGTTGTGTCAGACCCAAAACATCCTGAAAATGATGGTAAAGTATTTTTATTTAAGTTTGGTAAAAAAATCTTTGATAAGATTACTGAAGCAATGCAACCAGCATTTGAAGATGAAAGTCCAATCAACCCATTTGATTTTTGGAAAGGTGCAAACTTTAAACTAAAAATTAGAAAAGTTGATGGTTATTGGAACTATGACAAATCTGAATTTGAGGCAGTATCACCTATTGCAGAGAGCGATGATAAAATCAAAGCTGTATGGGCGTTACAACATCCTCTAAAACCTTTCTTAGACCCTAGTAATTTTAAGACCTATGATGAACTCAAAGAGAAACTGAATAGGGTAATTATGGGGACAAGAAATACAGGAACAGTTGATAATACGGACCTCCCGCCAGCAACTGAATCTGTACAAAGTCCAAAAGCAGCCTCTGTTGCACCAAGTGAAGACTTAAATGCTGATGATGAAGATGATACTTTATCATATTTTAGTAAATTGGCGCAAGAAGAGTAACATCTCTCTCACTTTTGACGACTTTAAAGGGGCAGTAGAAATACTGTCCCTTTTTTATTTCCGAGCATATAAATAGTATTATGGCATCCATTTTAGAACCATTAGTAGATAAGCAAGGTGGTGTTAGAAAATCATCTAGTTGGTACAGAAACGCTGTATCATCAATAGCTGATAAGATAACAGCACGTAAATTAATGAATAGTGGTAAACTTATTGGTAGACCTAGTACTGGTAGATTAAATATGTTTTTCTATGACCCTAAAACAAAAGCAAAACTACCTTATTATGACACATTTCCACTAGTATTGCCAATAGAAGCATTTAGAGGTGGGTTTGTAGGTATTAACTTTCATTATCTACCACCATTAATTAGATTTAGATTATTAGAGAGATTACATGGTCAATATGGTACAAGTGGTAATCTATCAGAAAAAACAAGATTAGATGTCAGTTGGAGTAGAGTTAAAAATATGAGTTTTATAAGACCAACAATTAAGAAATATTTGTTTAGTCATGTAAGAAGTCAATTTTTAAGAATAGACGCTGACGAAGCTGCATTAGCAGTTTACTTGCCTGTTCAAAGGTTTGTCGGTGCAAGTAGTAATAAAGTTTATGCAGACAGTAGGAGAATGTATTAATGTCTATACTAAGAGGCGGTAAAAGAATTGGTGGACACGATATACGTATCGGTATACCACGTGATAGATCATTAGAAAATGTTGAAAAAGATCCAAGATTAAAACAACAGGTTGGTGGTAATCCTGCTACGACAATTGGTCGTATGCAAGCACTAGTAAATGAAGCAGAGGGTTTTGCTCGTAAGGCAAGATTTTATGTAGAGTTTCAATTACCAAGAGGTGTACCAGATGTAGGTATAGGTATATCATTCGGAGATGAAGATCCAATTTTTTCAAGTGATCTTACCGAACAACAAGGTTTTACTACAAGAAGTCAAGCACAAGAAGTACAGAGAAACAACGCCAAAAGAGTACAACTATTTTGTTCTCAGATTGCTATGCCAGATAGAACTATAAAAATGGCAAGTATCAGACATGGTGCAGCTCCAAGAAGACAATTTGCATATGATTTTGAAAGTGCTGATATAGTGGCAACTTTCTATACAGATAAATTTTTAAGAGAAAGAACTTATTTTGAATTATGGCAAGGTGCAGCTGTAAACATGGAAACATTTAATTACAATTATTACGATAATTATGTTTCACCTGTAAATATATTTCAACTAGGTTCATTTGCAAGTGCTCAGGAAAGAGATGACGTAACTTATGCTGTACATCTATATGATTGCTTTCCTACACAAGTAGGTCCTGTTGAATACTCACATGAAGAAAACCAAGTACAAACATTTC